GGGTCGATGTAACGGCGCTCTATGAGTGCCCGTCCTCGCATGCGTGCGGTGTAGAGAGCCTCCTTGTTCTCAGGGCGCTTGAGAGATTCGTACAGCTCCCTATCGCTTGCGTCTTCAGAAGGCCCCTCTACAGGCAGCAGGGGTTTGTACGAGACAACGGAGTCCCGAAGGAACCAACCCTCACGGCCTTCGTACGTTGTCCAGAGGAGGAGGGCATGAGGCGTCACAGGAAATCAGTCCTTCGGAGCAGGGCCTACGTAGCGCACGACACCCGTCGCCTGATCCACCATCACGTTGATGAGGCGACCGTTCAGAGCGTTCAGAGAGGGCACGTCGAAGGCTTCGACGAACAACGCCACTGCCCCGGAGGGAATGACCACCGTTGCGTTGCGGTTGCTGTCCTTCACCTGGGCACGGAACCACAAAGCGAACTTGCCGTTGCTTGGGTGACAACCACAAGATACGCCTTGAATGAGGGCTTTCTTCGAATCTTCCATTGAATTTGGCTTTCTACCATTAAGGTAGTGAATTGTCAATCACTCCAGAAGCGCACGGAGCTGGCAGCGTGCACACGTTCCGCACGCGGGATCCTTCGGACAGTCCAGACTCTTAGGTCCGAAGGCAGCTAGGATCATACTCTGCACCGTCCGTGTGTGCTCCCGAACAGCGTTCTTTTGGATGTGTTCGATCTCAAGATCGAACCACTCGCGCTCTTCTTCTGAGAACAGCCGCAGATCGTTGAACACCACGGTCTCTCCGCGGTGGACATTGAGTAAAGAACTGAAAGCGTTGATGAGTCGGTAGCGATCCGAGTCACGTTCGAGTCCTCGCTTTTCCCACAGAACGTACAAGAGACGACGAACCTCCGCAGGGGATAGCTCCAAAGGAGGACTTCCGTCCTTATGATGCTCCACAAGCTTCTTGTTCAGCTCGTCGAACGACGCCATGTCCTCCTCCTGAAAAGGAGGAGTGGCAAGAATCTCACGAGTTGCCTTCTCGTACCGCTCGGCCGCAGCCCGTATCTTCGGATCCTCTTGTTCGAGCTTCGCTAGCTCCTGCCCGAGCCTGGTACTGTCAGCCACCGAGTGCTTCGAGCACCTTCGCATTCGGCGCTAGCTTTCCCTGTTCGATGTGCGCGATGAGGCCCCGCTTCACGCCAGCCTTTTTGGCCAGAGCTTCTTGAGACAGCCCCATCTTCTTGCGAGTCATCTTCACGTACGCAGGGATATCCGCGGGGGTCACTTCTGGAGGAGCAGCAGCTTTCTCCAGACGTTTGGGGCCTCTCGGACCTCGCTTGACGGGAGCCTTCTTCGTTCCAGGCTTCTTCTTGGTCTTCTTCGCGACCTTCTTGTTCTTCGATCCGAGGGAAGGACCGCGACGTTTCCCAGAACCTTGAAGCCTTCCCAGCTTCTTTGCAGGAGCCCGCCGCTCTGCGGCGCTGTCCAACCCATTGACGATCAGGTCTTCGATCCAGGTCCGCATGATGTCCTGGATGTCAGAGGAGAACCTCTCGACAGCCGCATCGATCTTGCTTCGCGTATCAGTCATAGTTGCCTTCTACTCTCTCGGACAGCGCTCCAAGCACTCGTCCGGTATGCCGCACTTGTCGGTGGTGTGTTCCAGCTCAACGCACCAGGCGCACAAGCCGAAGCGAGGATCGTCGCGATCTTCTATGTGAACGAATCGACTGCTTGCGCAGCCGATCAGAAAGAACACCAGGAACCAGCGCATCACTTCTTCTCCTGAGCGTCGATGCGCCGCTCCTTCTCGAACTTACGAAGCTCGTTGAGCAAGCTACGAGCATCCTGCACGGCTCCGTGCTCCTCTCGATCGCACGTAGCCATCTCGATCTCCTCCTGGATCTGGCTCGTGCAGACACACCGAGCTATCCAGTGGTTTTCGGTAACCCATGGCGTCGCATCCTCTTTTTCCTGCCGAACGAAGGACGCCAGGGGCTCCAGGTACAACCTGTGCTCCGGGTGGTCGCACGACACCTTGCGGAAGGCATCGACAACGATTGCCTGCGAACGGCACGGCTCCTTTACGTCAAGAGAATCCAACTGCCACGCATCGGCGTTCTTATTGGATGCGAGCGCTGCATAGGCAAAACCGAGACCCACCCAGATCGTAACGAAGGTAGCAACGACGGTTCCGGTACCCAGACGGCGCATCGTCGTATTGTCGCTCGTTGAACTCATTCACTTCCTCTTTCGAACACGTGGATGCTCATGACGACCCAACCCTCAGCCAAACCGAGGATGGGACCCTTCATCATGTAGGTCACACGGGCACGGACATAGCGACCCGTGTAACCCGTGTCCGGATCGTACTCGCGCAAGTGGAGAACATCACCTTCGTGAAAGCCCCGATCGTTCTTTCGAACTTCGAAGAGCTTGCGTCCTGAGATCACGGTCTCGAAGAACGTCGGCCAGGCCTTCAGCTCGTGCGTCCTTGGGACGGCCACATCGTCATCGCACATCAATCCGATCCTTCTCGAAGATCTTCCTAGGCGGTAGCAAAGGAACCGCAACGTATCAGGCTTCTTCGAGATAGTCAACAGAAGCACGAAAAGCGCCGGTCAGGAAGGAGAGACCGCTGAGGGAGGGGGTTTCCAGCAAGGTCAGCGCTAGCCCTGAGGGTTCAGGCGTACGCTTAGGTCGTCTTCCTGACCGGCGACGAAAGTCTACCCTCTTTTTGGGCTTCCCGTCTCGCCCCGTCACAGAGCAGCGAGAAAACCGCTACATCGAGTACTCGGACGGGGAGGTCTTGACCTCGTCGGGTCTGGGAGGTTGTACGTCACCTGCCTGACGCTTCACCTGCTCTTCGTCGTCCTCGGGGTAGCCATGAATGTGGTTGGCGTTGATCCAACCGAAGTATGTACCGTCCGCTAACTTGCAACGCCAAGCGAATTCCAAGCGCTTGAAGATCACACGCTCGCCTACTTTGAGTCCGAGGTTCTTCGCTGCTTGGGGACCCACAGCACAGATCACAGCTTTCACGAGCTGCATGTGCGGTAGCTCCCCGAAGAAGCCCGTGAGCTTCGTGGGCAACCAGATGAGACCGCTCTCCGTCTTCTGGGGAATGCCTTCGGTTCGTACGAAGACCCAGTAGCGCAAGGGGCGGATGCGGTACTCCAGCTCGTCCCAGGTATCCTGTACGCGCTTCAGTGTGTCCATTAAACGATCCTTTGTCCGTTGATCCAAGCGACCGTGGATACCGTGCTGGTGAACGCAGTACCCGTATTCGATGCGCCGGAGTTCGTCGAAATAGTTACACCAGGGAAAGGCACAAAGCGAGGGCGGGGTCTCGGACGGGGAACTTGAACCTTCTCTATGTCATCCACCAGGGACGATATGCGCTTGAACAGTGCGGTTTTCGCTTCGTCCCCTCCTGTACGATCGGGGTGTAGCTCCAAAGCCAAGCGCTTGCGTTCTTTCTGAACGTGTGCCTTCAGTACGGCCAAGCGTTGACACGCGATCTGATAGGTCGGCGCCCTGCGCAAGTGCTGGATGTCCGCAGGCGAAACCCTCAAGCAATGAAAGGCTTCGATCAGCTCGGCTTGGGCAAGCACGTCACCCACTCACACGGTAGTAGGCGGAGCGATCGTTCCACTCTAAGATCTTTGGCTGCTTCGCTTCGACCGCGCGTGCGTTCAGAACGACAAGTAGATCGAGCGCCCCCAAGATCTTGTTCAACCCCTGCGGTACGTTCGAGGTAACGAGGACTCCTCGCCGCATACCATTCGGTGTTCGATCCCGAGATTCGGAGAGCGTGATGACCGCTTTTCGCGGAAGCCCCTCTACCTTCCGGAGGTTCGATAGCAAACGGTTCTCGATTGCTCGATAGGCACTGCTCGTGTTCAACAGAGCCACATGTACCAGGTGATCAGAACCAACCGCCACCTGGATCCACGGAGTTTTCCCCTCCATGAGACCAGCGCGTGCCAACTCGTGCCGGAGGGAATCGAGTCGCATCAGAGATCCTTCAGGATCTCCCCGAAAGCTTTCCCTACTTTGGGAGTAAGCCGCGGAGCGTCCTTCATGAACTTCTCGACCTGATCAGGCCGAAGTTCCAACCACAGCTTCGTAGCGCGATCCATCTCGCCAAAGTACTGCAACTTCCCGTACTTTCGGAAAGCGTTCCCTTGCGCTCGAAGAGCGCGCTGAAGCTCGTCGATGGCCATCGCGTAGTCACGTTTGTAGCCTCCCATGGGCACCAACGCGCTGATGCTGAACTGATACATGTCCGAACCGGGAGCGTACTGACCCCCTACCGAGATCTGAAACCCTCCGTTGCCCGCCGAAAAGGACGAGGCCCAGAAGTCCGATCCGAAGTATCGAGCCTCCGCCCCCGACTTCTTCAGCGCATCGAAGAGAGCCTTGCCCGCCTTCTGATGCATGGCGACGAAGTCCTCCTCGTACTCGGCGGACTCCTGAAGGGTTCGATTTCCGTGCGGCCAAACATCCTCGACCAGCGCGCGCTTGGACATCACTTCTTCCCCTTGAACGGGACCATCTTGTTGAGCTTCGCCCGACGTCGAGCACAAGGAGCGCACTCCTTCATACCCAACTTCTTGGTCACCTTCGAAACGACATCCCCGAGACCCTGGATTTGGTCACCCTCTTCCAGAATCCCGCGAACGTCCTTCTCCACCTCTTTCGGGTCGGCCACCTGAGCCGATCCTACTTTCCGAGCATCGTCGAGCCGAACTCGCCCAGACGGCGGAAGGCCACCTTCTGAGCAGCCACGGCTTCACGAACTGCGAGCTGAGCGGCCTTGAGAGCACGGCGCTGCTCGCGGTCCATTTCACCCTCCGTGACTTGGGTGAGACGCTCGTACATCTCCATGTTCGCCATGGCCAAGTCCTTGGCCTTCTCCTCGATGTCTCGGTACATGTCCCAGTGCTGCGCGGCACCGCTGCCCTGAACGTTCGGGGGGTCCTGCTCGTCGGGAGAGGGCGTGGCCAACTCCGGCTCGTCGTCTTCTGGGCTGTCCGGGTGACGAGGGTCGTCCACGGTCTCTCCGCCCTCTCCAGGCACACCCTCGTCGAGGGACCACTGGTAGCGAGGGGAAAGCCCCATGAGGCGGCGCTGCTCCTGAAGATCGCTTGGTTCGGCCATGTGGAAAACTCCTATTTCACTTTTGGATGTCGATGATGAGGCGGATGCGGTTCCCGAGGTTTGCCGCTTGGATCCGAAACCGGATGTTAGCAGAGATCGAGTCTACTACATCCCGCTCGAAACCGCGAAGCTGGATACTACCCTGAATTCTCTTGGTGGCTACAGCCTCCTCCAAGTCCCCTTCTTTGGGGGCAGGATCCTCGGCATCTACCGTTTCCGAAACGGGAGGCTTATCCCGAGAAGGGCGCAAAAATCCGAGTAGTTCCTCAGCTACGGAAGAACTGAGGTCTAATTCCACGCCACTAGATCGCCGAGTCATCAGGCTCCGGTACAATGATCCCTTCGTCATCCCCGAAGCGATCATCTTGGTTTGGCGAGGGTTCCAGTTTCTTGAGCATGTCTTGGACAGTGCTCTCGGGATCCTCCGCAGGCTTCTTCGCTGCGGGACCCTCCGAGATCAAGGTGGATAGGTCTCGGGCCAGAAAGTAGTGAGCCTCCTCGGGCTTCCTCCTCCTTTTGCGCGAGCCCCCGTAGCGACGGAAGAACTCATCGGCGAACTCGGGGTCCATGGTGTGCTCCGTGTCCCCTTGACGCGCCCAAGCGATCTCCGGCTTCGCTCCATCGTTGTTGAACAAGAAGGCGCTGTCCGCCAGCTTGGACAGCTGCGAGAAATTCCGCATCACCGTCTTGTGATTGTCCCGAATGAACTTCTCGGGGACATGGCGTCCCGACTCAGCTCCCCTTTTTTTGGCACGCGCTACCGCGTCCTCTACGTCACTCACGACAGGCATGAGGAGCTGTACGTGATAGCCAGCGTCCTGAAGCTGACCCATCCTGTGCATGTAGGACCCCGCGTAGCGTCCCGTTCCATCGAGCACCATGTTCTTCCGCTGCTTACGAGCGATGTCACGGAGGCGACTGGCTAGCTCACCACTCTCCTTGTGGACGTAGTTCGCTGCGTTCGCATCCCCCTTGCTCACGAGGTCTTGGTACTCAGGAAGCATCTCCTTGATGTTGTCCGCATCGACCTTGACGAACTTCTTGTTACTGATTCCCTTCGTGAGTTGACCTTTGCCTGTAGCGGGACCGCCCATCATCATTATGGCTACAGGGGTTTTGTCCTTGGGCACTGGCTTCGTCGTCGACAGAAAGTGCTGGAAGATCTCACGATGCAGCGCCTTTCGTTCTGGCGTCCACTGACCATGCCGCTTGTACTTCTCCTCGGTACTTTGAGGCTCGTGCTTGTACTTCTTCCACTCCTTACCAGGAAGGATCGGAGCCAGCTCTCCTATGTGCGGAGGCTTGTTTGGCTTCGGCGACTTGTAGTTGGGGTACTGCTTTGCGTACTTCGCTGGAAGCTGAACGGGCTTGGGAGGTGGAGTACCTTTGACTTTCTTCGAAGAAGGCTTCTTCGCCTTCTGCTGAGGAGCCGGACCTTTGTCAGGTTTCTTCACCAGCTTCCAAACGCCGTGCTTGACCTTCTGCCAGATTCCCGTCTTCCGCTTCGACTTGGTACCAATGGGCGCACCACCGTCTCCCTCTGCTTCGTACAGAGAACGCAGATCCTCCAGAAGGGGTTCGAGGTGAGCCATGCTCAGCTACCGCAGCCGCAATCCTCGTGCTTGCTCTGAGCCAGAGGACCCTTAGTCGCTCCGGTCTTACCGTACTTGGTACACCCCGGGTAGTCCGGGTTCTTGTTGGTGCAGTAGATTTGCCAAGCGACGCGCGCGCAGTACTCCTTGCCCTTGTTGGGAGACTTTTTGCGGCAGTCCTTGTAGTAGCGCTCGACGTCCGCAGGCTTCTCTTCTTGGATGCCGGTGACTCCTCGCGCTTCTTGGATCAAATCATTCAGGGACATGGAAACCTCCTTCAGTCCATCGCGCAGAACTGATGGTACTCGATCTTCTCTTTCCTCATACCCATGAGCACTTGGTAGAAAGTCATGCTCTTGAGCTTGCGCTCGTTGTCTTTCACCCAGCGGTAGAACTGCGGAATGCTCCGCTTCCCTCCCTTGATCGCTGGGATGCACGTAGGCTCGTTGTTGACATCATCCTTGTCCTTCACCCGAAAGGAGCCGTACTCCGCTTCGATGAAGACGTGATCGCCGTCGATGACGACTGGCTTGAACCCCGCAGGAGTGACGTCGACACCCCGAAGTTGCTGCTCGTCGTACTTGATGCCCTGATCCTTCCGGGCTTTGAGAGCACGCTCCATCTGAGCTGGGCTGACGTTCTTCGTAACCAGCTCTTCGAACTCATCTGCGATCTCGTTGGGGTCGACGATGTGCTGGTAGTCCAGATCATACAACGAGTACTGCATGACCTTCTTGCCTCGCTTCCCCGCGTTCGTGAGGTCCGTGATCTGAACGCTGGAAGCGTAGCGGTGCATACGCCACTTGTCGCTCTCCGTCGTATCCCCCATTCGCAGCTCGTGCAGCTCGCGAAAGCCTGACTCGATGAGTTGTTCCAGCAGCATTACCATGCCTCCACCTCGAAGGTTGTTCCGCCCGAGCTACGAACCGCGATCCCCGACTCGTAACGGTAGCGGTAGACCACCTCCGAGTTAGGCAGAACGCGCCCGTGGAGGTTCGTGCCGTCGAACGAGATCTCCAGGACGTTGGTGCCCCCAGTGTTCCGAACGATGATGGTGTGCGCCCAAGCCTGGGCCTTTGGAGAAGCAACCTGCGTGTTTGGTGGATCTTCGTGAGCGAAAGGGGCCGCATCGCCGGCTTCTTCGCCGCCACCCATGGGAACACCACCAGCATCGAGGTCTCCCAGGTGAACAGGATCTGTCGAACCGGGCTTCACGAACGGCAGAGGCTTGACTTGCACAGCTCCAGCGTCGTCAACGAACAGATAACCGTTGGCATCGAAGTTCGCTGTTGCCGTCCCCTCCACAAAGAAGCGTAGGGAGCGAACACTAGAGGCGGGGCGCGGAGGCCAACCAGCAGGAAAGGGCATCAGGAATTCTCCTTGTTCAACACTACCCGAAGAGGCTCGTGTCGCGCAGGGTCCGTGGCTGCAATGTACTTGTCGACGGCTATGTTGATCAAGCTAGCTGCGGAGACACCTCGCTTCGCAGCTTCATCGTTCAACCTCTGGAAGGTATCCAAAGGAACGGCGAGAAGCACGACCTGACCCGCAACAGCGTCAGCGATCTGCTGTGTGCTGTAGGTGTCGTACTGCCTCTCTGGATCTACCTCTCGCGGGCGCGCCATTGCCGAACCTTCTTCTGAAGCTCCCTATGTTGACCAGGGAGGCGTCTCAACTTCTCAGGCACCTCCGGGGACTTGAAAGGCCATGCATGCCCCGGCGATAGCGCTCCTACCTTACCTGGTTCCGGACCCGGATACGAGTGGGCGCCGCCTACACCACCCCAACCCCCGAAGGACATGATCTCGCGGAGGAGATCGATAGAGTCCTGCAATTTCAAGGGGCTCCCCTGGGAGCGATACCACGCGCTATCTGAGTGCCCTTCATTCCATAAGCGGAGCGCTGTGTCGGGATATCAGGCGCCTGCGGCACCGCTTCCTTCCCCGACAGGAGCCACTGAAGAGCAATGCCGAAGATCGCGTCGTCCTCCGGAGTCAGCTCGTACATGCTGACCTTCGAGTAGCGCAGAGCCAGCTCGTACAGCTTCAGCAAGTCAAGGTTCTTGTACTTGCGCACCAGCTTTACTGCGGTGTCGTAGACCCGAGCAGCTTCCTTCGTTCGCCAAGGCCACGAAGGATCCCCGCGACCTATCTGAGGCATCTTGACCTTGAACTCATGAGGAACCTGCAAGTAGTAGCCCCCGTAGGGCTGCCCCGAGAATTCGAAAATCTTGCGCGCCTCTGCGACCACATGGACGTACGCCTCGAAGGTTCCCTGAATGAACCGCCAGCCCTGTTCCATCTGGTCTGAGGTAAGACCTACACGTAGGGCGTATTCCTCCCATCCGGCACGATCCCTGGAGGGGCGTCGGCCAGAAGCCGCAGTCTCCTTGGCCCACGCCCAGGCATCCCCACGAACATCTCGAACGGGAACGAATCCCGGCGTGAGGTCTTTTCCGCCCCAGGCCGGAAGCGGGTTCCAGAGACCCTCTGAAAGCCCTTCTGAGCGCTCTCCGGACCCTCGGCTCTCTGTGGTTCCGGCAGACTTGAAGAAGCCGTAGGCGGGATGCTGGGGGTAGCCAGGCCCCTTGCGCCGCCGGGGTATCCAGGGCTCCGGTTCGCCGTCCCCCTCGCGCTCCTTTTTGACCTGGGTCTGAGGTTCGGGAGCGGGCTCTTCGGGAGGAGGATCCTCTTCAGGTGGAGGTTCTTCCTTCGGAGGCTTCTCCGGGGGCTCCGCCGAGACGGGCTCCCCGAAGAACGCGAACCCAGGAGGATAGGAGCAAGCCTGCTGCGCAGCGGAGGCGGAGTATCCCAGGGATTTGCGTCGTTTGACGCAATCCTTGAAGACATCGTCCACGCCGATGAGGGCCACGGCCTCACCCTATCACTTTCAGCTCGCTATTGGGATCACGGCTCGCCGTAGACGATGCTCGTAATCACGTCGGCGCTGGAGCCCGTTCCACGGAGGAGGAACTCGAACTTCAGATCGCCGGTTGCCGGGGCGTCTCCGGGGTACACATCGTGGTTGTTGGCACCACCCGTATCGTTGTCCCCTCGCATGAGGACTCCGTTGACGAACACGTCCACGTCGTCCTGGAACGAGGTCACATGATCGAAGGCCGGGAGCTGCGCGTCGATGTTGGGAGTCATGCCAGCACCCGTGACGTTGGTGTCCGCAGAGATCGTTGCAGCGGTCACCACCGCCACACCCTTGGTTCGGTTCTCGGCCTTCTTCGCTTGAGAGATGGCGTTGAGAATGGAGACCTCACCGAAGAGAGTTTCGAACAGATCCCACTCCGCGGTCGTATCGGAAAGCTTGATACCTGCCGTCTGCGCCCACGTAGAACCTGTCTGGTTTGCGTCGTCGAAGTACAGCTCGGCGAAGGCACGGACCTCCATATCGCCGGCCGTTGTCTCGATCACACCGTCGTTGACCGCGACATCGATTGGACGGGTTCCTCCGGTTCCTGCCGAGATACCGGAGTTGAAGTTGTTCAGGATGGCATCGACGTCGAACGTATCGACATCGGTACCGAGAGCCACAGTTGTGGTACCGCCAGTGCTGCCTTCCGTAATACGGAAGAGCGTTGCATTGGCAAGGTCACGGATCTCCCAGTAGATGCCCGCGGCATTCAGATCGAGCGTCGAGTTCGTTGTGGTCTCGACTGCGGTCGTGCCCTGGTTGTCGTAAACGTCCTGCCGGGTCGTCGACCCCGCAGCAGGGATGTCCACGATGGCTCCACTGAGAAAGTCCGCTTCAGTGAGGTCTTCGAGGCGCACGCGCTCCCGGGAGCCGTAGTTGATGACCGCGTTCTCGATATCGGCCACCGGAACCGCTTCGAGATCGTCACCCGTGGCGTTGATGCGCACGAACGAGATTTGCACTCGGTTGGGCGTCGTGTCTGTGATGGTAAAGCCGTCCGAAGAGTTCTCGGACTGGAGCAAACCGTAAACCTGACGGTTCGAGCTGAGGATTGGATCTCTCGTGGAACCGTCCACGATGACCATGAGGTTCTTCGGGCTGATGGCCGTCGTACCTGCAACTTCAGCGAGGGAGTGCGCACCGAAGCCGCCGGAGTTGTCGGCCACAACAGTGCCTAGCGTAGACACCGCGCCCACTGCCGCGGTCGTGTTCGACGGCAGCTCACCGGTTCCCAGAATCACCCAGTTTTGGGTCGCAGGAACGGTGACATCGACCAACGAGTAGACGTTGCGTAGGATGCGCTTCTTCTCGACCAGGTGGAGAGCGTCATTCAGATCGTCGACACCTCGGAGTGTACCGGCTTCGAGCGTGGACGGCGCTGTCTGGACGTCGTACCAGTTACCCGCCTGGATGTCCTTCAGGTAGGACAGCATCGAGCGGATGTTGTTGAGATCGTCCTCGATGTGTGTCGGGTTCGTCTCGTAGCTCGCAAGAGACGGAGCAACCGTATCGTCGTACGTATCCGAGCGACGAATCTGGATGTCCTGGCGAATGAATGTACGGCTCATCTAGGCGTCCTCCGGGAATCGATCGAAGCGTTTCCGCTACCTACGAATCTAACATACGGCCGAGTCACTCGGTAGCCAAACCCAGAATTCCTCGGCCTGTCTGTTCCGGTGTAACCGAGATGTCGTCCCCTGTGTTCTTCGTGATCACTTCGCTGTCCTCGATGATCAGGTTTCCCTCCGTGTCAAGCTTGTCGGTGAGGACCGTAGAGCTTCCGAAAACTTTGTACCCGGAGATCGTTACGTTGGTGAAAACCACGCCTTCTAGGGCCTTGATAGCTTCCACGAGATCCGAAACGTAGAGGTCGACACCGAAAGATCGATCGATGAGAACACCGTCGATGGCGGTCTCCGCCGCAGTGCGCGTCTGCTCCAAGGAGTAGCCCTGGGAGACTCCGATCCGTACGACGAGCACCGGGAAGATGAGGAAGTCTTCTCCAGAAACGACCCTTACCGTTTGCGTCACTTCCTTGCGTTCGGTGAGGTAGGTCTGAAGCGAATCGACCAGACCGTTGGATGGGGCCGTGTAGAACCCGGCCGAGTCTCGAACCAGGATCGGAACGGTTACTAGATTTGCTTGGCAGTCCGCAGCCAGGATTCCATCGACGTGGTTGTCGATGTTCGTGATGGCGACGGACACCGTCGCCGCTGCGTTGTTGGCAAGATCTGGATCCAGAGCATCCGCAACCCCCGCCAAGTCAGAGTTGAAGGTCAAGAACAGACCCGTAGAAGACGCAGGCGTACCTTCGTCATTGGTTCCGATAGTGCTAACCAAGCTCGTTACGTGGTCTCCGATGATCTTTAGGTACGTATCCGTAGCATCGAACTGGGTATCCGAAGCGTCCGAACCGATCTTATCCGTCTCGTCCTTGACGGAACTCAATGTAGCGAGCTGAGTATCGATGGCTGCACGAAGCGTCGTGACGTCGGTGTCCGCCGTCGTGAGAATGGCGACGACGTCATCGACCTGAGGTTGCGTCAAGTCTCCCGTACCGGAGGGTCCGTAGGCTTCCACCTTATCTTGAACCTGGTCCAACTTGGACGCGATCTCGAAGGTCAGACCACGGTTCCCGCGCAAACTGGTAGCCGTGGTATCTACGTTGGCGTCGATGACATCCGCGCTCGCGCCTATGTTGGCCACCGTATCGCTGATGCTTTCCGAACCAGCGTTCAGCTCGTTTAGCATGAGGAACAGGATCGACGACGTACCGAACCCAGCCGCTACACGATCTGTATCAGAAGCCGAAGTAGCCAGGAGCGCATCTCGAATAGTTTCCACTTCCGGAGCGAGCGCATTCGATATGGCGTTTAGCTGAGCCTTCAAGAACAAGTCGTTGTCGGAAGAACGTGAAGAGATGGCCTGAGCCACGGCTACCCGACCAAACACAGGATCTGCGTAGGAGCCCGCCAGCGCTGTGTAGTCGTTCCTTGTGATAGCTACACGGCGGCTGTTGAACACACGCCCTGCAAATGCTTTGGCGTGAGCCAATGTCTCGGGGTCATCCCCTCCGGAGGACTTCGCCGGATTGCTGACGCTGAGCGTGATGGTGTCGCCAGCCACAACTAGGGAGGTAGTCTCCTCTAGGATCGATTGCCGCTCGACGTTCCCTCCTTTTCCTGAAGTGGCCACGTAGGTAACGATGATGGTGGCATTCGCTCTCGGAATATTCCCGATGACGCCATCACCGAAACGAACGGTAGGGGGGTCGTCATTGAAAGCAACCTCGAATTGATCTGTAGCTCCGAAGTCGAGGAAGTCGGTTTCCTCAAAGTCCGCACCGTCTACAGTACATGTAACAGTCCCGGCCGCGGGGTACTTGCCTTCAGGAACGCGACGAAGCTCGAACACTTGATTCGGCGTACCGTCAGACGCGAAGGTCTCGGTGACCAGAGTGCCTTCCGACACGGGCACCTGCTTGATCGTTCCCGCAGCTTGCTCCGCAGGAGTCCAAATCACTTCCTCTGTGGCTCTGTAGATGAGGTCGTTGGGGCCGTTGAATTGGAAGCCCTCCGGGATCGGTACGTTGATGGCTAACGGATCCGAAGTGATCGACACATCGAGGTCCGTAGACGATGATACGGCGCCGCCCATCTTGTAGCCGAGCTGCCTCGTCAATCGAGACACTCCGCGACGTGTACGAGCAGTGGACAGATAGACTTCTGTAGCGCGTCGATCGAGATAGAAGCTCAGCGTATCGAGGCCGAACGAGATGACGTCCAAGAGCATCATGCCCAAGGAGGCGAGTGCGAAGTCGTTGTAGTCCGCAGCGAACTTGACCTGAATCCTCGCACGCAGATCGTCTACGTGAGTGTCGAAGTCGAACCCCGCGTAACGTACACGGTTCAGGGTGCTCAAACTGATGTCGGCCACTTGAAAAACTCCTACACTTGGACGGAAACCTCGTCACGCTTCTGCGTTGCCGGAACAACGTAGTGCACGGTGACGATCACAGAATCTAAATCCCTCGGGTCCCCCGACTTGTCAGACTTGACTCGCTCGACGACGATGGCTTGTACCATCACTCGCGGTTCCAAGCGCGCAATGGAATTGCCCACGTTGGTTCGGATCTGGGCTGCCAGCAGCTGGTCGTTCGTTTCGAACACGAAGGATCTGGCACCGGAACCGACCGTAGGACGCATCAGACGTTCGCCCGGCGAGGTCAGGATGATCTGTTTCAGACTCTCTTTGATCAAGTCGTCGTCCGTTGCCGGAGCGGGAAGCTGCACCCCCGACTTCCGGAAGGGGAACGAGATACCTGTGTAGATCGGAGTAGCCATTCAGAACCTCAGTGTACTACGCCGCTGCGTCCAACGGACAGGCTGGGAGAGACGGAAGTGCAGGAAGAGCTGGGAAAGCGGGAAGTCCAGGAAGAGCCGGGAGCGCGGGCAGCTTCAGCGTAGGCAGTGCAATGCTGGGGAAAGGTAGGTCGATCGTCGGTATCGTCGGTAGTGTGGGGAGAGCAGGAAGCGCGGGCAGTCCAGGCAATCCCGGGAGTGCAGGAAGTTTTAGCGTGGGAAGCGAGATCGAAGGAAAGGGCAGATCGATCGTGGGTAGCGTCGGCAACGCGGGCAGAGCAGGCAATACCGGGAGCCCAGGCAAACCGGGCAGCGCCGGCAGCTTCAACGACGGCGGGAAGGGTGGAAGAGTGCACAGCGAAGCCATTCATCAGAGGATCGGAATGGGTGCAGGAGCAGCGGGAGGAACAGAACCGAGAACAGTGCCCCCGACGAGAGCGGGAGCAATAGCTCCCGTGATAGCCGCAGCCGCCGTCACAGGGTCTTTGACCAAAGCATTGCTTGTGAAAACAGCGGTCAACGCAGCTCCAATAGAGGCTACTCCAGGTGAAGGGGTACCGCCGGGAACGAGCACTATGGGAGCAGGTGGCGGTGTGGTGAAGATCGTTGGAGAGGAAAGAAGGAGCTGGGTCCAAAAAGCAGCGACGCCTGCCTGAACCGCAGCCGCAGCAGAAGCTGCTGTTCCCGAAGGAACAAACATCGCCAGTAGTCCTGCGTCCATGGCACTCAAGGGTCCCGAGAGTCCTCCAGAAGGAATTCCGGAGGATCCTACCACGGCTCCTTGAAACGCCGCTTCCCAAGCCGACTTGAAAGCGGCAAGTGCAGTCGCAGCGTCCTGCTTAGGAGGCTGAAAAGCCGAGTCGAGAGAAGCAGATACGAGCGGCACTACTTCATCTTTACCGACTGAGATTTGATCGTCGGGGTTGGAGGAACCGCGGGAGGGCCGGAGGGTCCGGTGCCAGTCGGATGTATATGCGTCGACAGCCAAGCTAGGAGGGGTTCCCAGTTAACACCAGAGAGAACCGCCCCATCGGACAAAAAGATCCCGGCTCCCTTGAGGTTGATGTTCGGTGCGCTCAGGTTGATGTTCTTCGACGCGATGACGCTGAAGTCCCCCTTGTTGTTGAGCTGAACCGAGGTTGCTCCGCCTGAGGTCGAGTCTATGAGCGAGATTCCCTTCGCGCTCATCGTGAAGAGATTCCCCGTTCCGTCCTGAATGAGGATCTGCTTGTTCTTCCGATCGAGTGCGACCTTTGATCCGTCCGGACCGATGAGCTGTACACCGTCCTTTGTGAAGTCGAGGACGCCGATGAGGTCTCCAGCCGCAGGGCTCTGAGCAACTTTCTGAGGATCGCTCTTCGCTGGGTCTCCGTCAGCAATCTGATGCCAGAGAATGCGAACCTGTTCCTTGCCCGGCTCGTCGTTGAACAGGATGAGGTGACCCGCACGGGATCGAAAACCTCTCTTCTGCGGAGTCTCATCGTCGGCGTAACCGAACTCCGTAGGCGGAGGAATCTTTCCATCCGACTTGGTGTACCAGCCGCCCCAATACGTCTTCGGTTTCCCCGGGTTGCCTTGATCGAAGGCTACCCGAACTACGGAGCCTTGAAGGGGAGGGTTGAACCAACCCATGCGGTCCCCGGTAACATCCGTCGCAGGGGATACCCACACAGGAAGAGCCTTCTGCGGGTCGTGTCCAACCTCTGGACACGAGATCTGAACACGCCCTCGCGTCTCGGGATCCTTGTTGTTCAAAACGAAGGCTCGGTAGTTGCCGTAGTACGTCTTGAAGGCACGTTCGATACCGTGGTCCTTTACGACTTCCCGCAGCCGTTCGACTTCCGTGACGCTCATCCTGCCTCCGGTTGACGTTCAGTAGCGTCTCCTTGTTCCTCGTGCTCCTCGTTTCCTACCTGACCAGCAAGCTCTATAGCTTTTGCGGTGTTCGCTGCGGAGTTGGAACGAGCTTCGATCGTTGTAGAAAAGCCTCCTGTACCCAAGCGGTGGACAATCTTGTGGACACCGTAGTTGTAGTCCCAGACAGGACCCAAACCCTGGAAGCGGATCACTTCTCCTGGGAGTATCTCCGGAACACCGAAGGACTCGATTTCGATGGGAATCCCCAACCCGTCCGCAGAGATCTTAGCCTCTGCACGAGCACGATCCTTCTCGACATCGGTCGCTTGATCCGCTGGATAAGGGTCCTCTCCGTCCGCAGTGTCCCGGTTACCTCCTGGATTATCGCCATCTTCTTCGGGAGGGCCTCCTCCTCCTCCAGTGCGTGCTTCGGGTTGACCTCCCTCATCATCCCCGTCCGCAGACACGAATACATTGAAAGCATCGCCAGAGGCATCGTTGACGCCCTTCAACACCATACCCCTGATGTTGTTAGGCAAGTAGACATCGTTGGTAGGACTGGAGAAGTTCAAGACCGGGAAAACACCACTCGCAGGACCTATTTTTCCTGCTTCTTCACCGTCACTCTGGGAAAATCCAGGAGGACCGCTCATCAAGACGAATTTGTAGCGGGGTCGTCCGGTGAATCGCGTATCGGCTGGGAAGATACTCAGCAACTCTCCAGTGTAGATCATGTAACACCGGGCTTCCTTCACCAAGCGCATGACGATGTGCCAATCGAAAATCCATCCCGGAGAAACGGTGATCTCCTCCTCGAACATCTTCTGAAACGCCAATGAGTCGGGAGCCCTTCGAATCTCATCGAAGTCGGGTTCGACTCCGCGTGGGTTCCGCACACTAGGTCCAGATAAGAGGGTTCGAATGATATCCTCCCGAGTACCCGTAAGCACGGCCGCGTGCCCCTGGCGAGTAGCACTGAAACCGTAGACGCCTTCAGACACCAGATTGATCGTAGTCTCTACACCGATCTGAATGTCAGGGTTCAACAGGAGACCAACGTACGGAGGTGATAGAAAAGCTCGATTCCCCACCGTATAGCCAAACTGACACGTCAACCGCGTGTGATTGTACTCAAGAATCGGATGGTTCAGAAAAGCTACGGCAGCTGTGTGGGGAAGCACCAGGGTGGCCGTCATTCGAGCCGGGTACCCAAGACCGATCTCGATGATCAGCTCCTGCACTACCGCTAGAGAAGGCAAGCCTTCTCCGGTTGGAGCCTCGCTCGCTTTGGACCACAAGGGGATCCTGTCACCCTCTTTGGAGATCAAGGCGCAGGACATGACGGGATTACCGAAGTCGTATTCGGCAGTCACCGCTTACGCACCTTCCGAAAGTAGTCGCCCTTGATGTACGTAGGAGAAGGAATCTTCAGCTTATCTCCAACGTTCAATTGAGTAGGAAAGATCTCCAGGTCGTTCGCTAGAGCAATGACGAACCATAGCTCGGGAGCCCCGTAGTACTGCACCGCCAGGGTATCGATGCGATCTACACTGGTCACCTGGTGCAGCTTGTCGTCACCGCGTTCCTCGGGAACAGGTAGATCTTCGAAGTCCCAGAACTCATACCCGTCAACAGTAACCAGGGGGTGGAACTGGAGACGACTCTGACGACGAATACGAACAGCCACGATGACTCCTACTGCGTACCTGAGGTGCTAGTGGTGCCATCAGCCGAGCGTCGAAGACGCAACAGGGCGTCGGCACGGCTCTGGCTTCGTTGTTTGGCCGAACCCGCCGGAGTAGAAGCCGCAGCACTCGGTTCCAACGAATTTAGCTGACTCCGAAGCATGGAGAATTCCTGCTCCAGTACTTTGCGCATGCCGTTCTTGCTGTCCGTGTACCAACTGGGCCAATTGACCGCCTTTGCCAAACCCTGAAGCTCAGGAGGGATCTGCATGGGCACGGTCTCGGCTTTCTCGCGAACAGCTTCCTCCGAAGCACGGGCTGCACGAGTACGAGCAGCTTCGAGGTGCTGGAAAGCCTGCTTGATCTGAGTGAGCTGCGCGACCGTCGCGCCGATGTCCTCCGAAAGGATCGTAGTCAAGGACTGAGCGTGGTTCGCGATAGCCAAAAAGGCCGAAGCAAAGGACTGCTGAAGCTGAGACAAGAAGTCCTTGAAGTGCTTCATCTCACTCTGGACAAACGTCTCTGTCTTCTTCTGAAGCATGTCGAAGGACTTCTGGAAGACTCCGAAGATCCCTTCGTTCATCTGCTTCAAGACAGCGATGGATCTGGAACCCATTCCGTCGATCGCGTCTACGGACATGGCCATGTCGTTCTCGATGTCATCGTGAATCGAGTGGCGAAACAGCTTGTCCACCCAGCCGTCGATCGAGGAGAAGAGACCCGATAGAGGACCGATAGCCTCGTCTAGGCTCTCCCCAATCTTTCGGACAGAGGCTACGACAGCCTGTTTGATGTTGCTCCACAGGTTCCCGAAGAACCCCTGCGCCTTGCCCCACTCAGCCTTGATGTCGTCCCAGACCCCGAGGACGATGCCCTTCAGCTTATTGAAGGGCTCTTGCACGCCTTCCCACACGGTGTCGAATAGTCCCACGAAGAAGGTACTGGCACCTTCCCACGTAGACTTGATGCTTGCCCACACACCCGAGACCTTGGAGAGGATCCTATTGAACGTGCCTGCAATGGACTTGTAGATACCCGCCCCAATGCCTTCGAAGAAGGAAGTAGCCCGGTTCCAGGCGGATCGAATGCTCTCCCATACTCCAAGGACGATACGCTTGAGCGAGGTCCACGTCTTGGAGCCGTCCTTGAAGATGGCAGTAAACAGCTTGGCGAAGAATTTGTAGTAGATATCCAGCGCCTTCACCAGCACCTTCTGTATCGTCTTCAGAACGGAGCGGAAAGCCTCGTAGGCACCATCGATAAACCCGATCAAGGGGTCTAGGATATAAGCTGCGGATGGGAAGTATTGGACGATCCAATCTCGAATGCCTTTGAGGAGGCCAACGAAAACTGTTTGGATCAGACCAATCAGCCCGATGGCTAACCCTAGGAGAGCATTGACGAGTACAGGAATCGACTTCCAAATGAAGGGGACGCCCTCAACAAATAGCGTACCGAGAGCATCCAACAAGAAGGGGACTAGCTTCTGAACAGCATCCGAGAGAATCGGACCCAGGTCGTCGGCTATAGTGGTCAGTTTGCCCAGCAGCATCGTAAGACCGTCACGGATTACCGGCAACATGGTCATCACTAGATCGGCTATACCCGTGGCCAGTTCGCCAATCATGGGAGCGAGCATGGGAAGAGCCGCCCGCAACAACTCCATGAGGGCGTCCGCTAAGATCCCAGCACGTTCGATAAGGATTTCGCCCAGCTGCTTGACGAAGTTGACGATCTTGTCGACAGGGATCTGATTCGCTAGTTCGCCTAGCTTACCGAAGATCGTAGAGAAGACTTCTTTGAAGTCGATGCCGCCCAGAACCTCGTTGACCTTCCCTTGAGCGGATAGGAACCCCTCTAGAAGAAATCCAAGGGCTTTCTTCCCACCCTCCAAAAGGGTCGTGCCCACCTTCGACCAGTCAATGCTGTTGAAGATGTCCACGAGAGCGTTACCGATGGTCGACAATACGGCGGGTGCGACCTCCACTAGCTTGTGAAAGGCCATCACCATGAAGTCGATGCCTTTGCGCAACGTCTTGCCCGTCTCGTTGAACGCCGTTTGGAAAGCAGTGCTCCAATCCTCCCCAGCGAGCTTCGCTTTGAAGAGGTTGATAGCAAAGAGTCCTAGGATCGAAACAACCGGACCAAGAACTGCGGTCAACCCAGGGAAGAAGAGGATCGCTCCTCCAATGAGCCCGAGCATGGGTCCGAGCTGGCGGACGATCTCCCCCAGAAGAATTCCAGCGCCTTGCATCTCCTTCGGCAAGAGACCAGCAGCACCCAGCCGGTGCACATCCCTCAACTTGTCAACGAACTGCCCTAGTGGGCCTCCATCCTTGGAGGTTTCGTCGAGGATCTTGTTGAACTTCGACGCGCTGTCCGTGAAGTCCTTGAGGAAGGTCTTGGACGCCTTTCCACTAGCGCGGAAGTGCGCAATGGCGGACTCCTTCGCAAGATCGAAAGATTCGGCTAGGGTTCTACCTGTACTGAACCCTTCCTTACCGAGCTTGGCAACACTCTCTGTCGCCTTCTCGGTGATCTTCATCTGCCCCTTCGCTTCCTCACTACCCTTCGCGAGGAAGTTCACGAGCACATCAGCATTGGCGATACCCGCCTTCTCCAGGCGCGCTCTGAGGAAGTTCATGACCTGATCCATGTCCGCGCCGCTCTTCTCGGCGTTCTTGACAACCTGATCCAAGCCTTCCACCAGACCGGCAGGACCCTGAGACATCAGGTCCATCGCCGAGTCGAAGTCCCCACCGAAGATGGCTAGCTCCTTCATGAAGCTCGGCAAGCCTTCACCGACACCAGCGAAGAGGTTTGCGAACTCCTTCTGAGCCCCCACCTGAGCATCGGCCAGACCCATGGAAATGGAACGAGCCTCATCCGCGGAGAGCCCGAACTTACCGAGACCCGCAGCCAGGGAAGCTGTCTGTCGAGCAAAGGCGGCGAGTTGTTTCGGGTCCAGCTCGCGTCCCATCAGAGCCGACTTGGTCTGGATGTTCTTGAGCATTTCCGGCAGAGACGATAGGGCTCCTCCCACGTCCCGCGTTGCCTGACCCATAGAGGTGAAGCTAGCTACGACGCCATTGATGTCTTCGCTCGCGAGACCCAGAGACTTCATCTGCTGTAGCTGTTCGCCGAACGCCTTGGCGTTGAGGCCGGTAACCTCGGATAGCTTCGCTAGATCAGAAGCCGACTTGATGCCCACCGCTCCCATCAGTTCCGCCTGCCGGTTGAAGGCGACGATAGATTGAGTTGCTTGCTCAGCACCGATGTTCAAGCTGATCGCCATACTCGACGCTTGTGCGGAGACCTTCTTCATCTCCTTGCCGGTCAGCCCGAGGTTTACTGCTGTCTGTTTTGCGCTCTTCTCGTTGGCCACGCCCATGGCTTCTAAAGAGGTGGTCAGGTTCATACCCTCTGAACCGAGACCTCCTAGAGCACCTGAGATCTTTCCGAGAGTCCCTAGGGAGATTGCCGAGATCAAACCTTGCAGCTTATTGACTTTTAAGATCTGATTGAGCTTACGCACGACCTCCTTGATCTCTCCGAAGCCTCCAGCGATCACCTCCTGACCCTTACGTATGTCTTTCGCACGACGTCCGAAGAAGAACCCGGTCTTCTTCAAAGTATCGAACACTCCTATGTTGAAGGACTTGGATACGCCCAAGCTGGCCTTACCCAAGTTCATCAGCGCGGTCTTTCCCGCACCTACACCCGCAACCGCCTTGTCGAGAGCGTTGGACCACTTGGCGATGTCTTCACCAGCGCCCATCCCCATCCTCTCGAACTGATCCCCCATTGCATCGAGACCCTGCCCGATGGATTGCTCCATGCTCTCACTCAACGTGAGAGCGTGATCGCCAACGGAAGATGTCACCTGCTCCGACACCTCTTCGACGCCACGGAAGTGCTGCGCGATGATGTCGAGGGACGCATTCAATTGCATCATGGAGGTTTCGAGCTTCCCGAAACCCGCCTCGCTGACGGAACTGACGCGATTGAGACTTTCAGTGATCTGAAAGAACCCACTCGTGAGCTTCTCCTGGAACTTGACGAGTCCCTGGTCCTTCGCTCCGAAGGAGAACCCCAATCCAAGGAAATTCAGCGCCACGACGTCGTCTCGTTTCTTCCTATAGGTACGAGGGGAAGGTTATCGTCTCCTTCGGGACTTTGCACTAGATAGCGCGGCCTTCTGTTGGTTCTCGCGCTGTTTCTCCAGGTCGATCTTCTTGGTGATGAACCTCCGTCTGCGGGTCATGGGGATCGACATGGCGGCTTCATAGGAGAGGCCCTTCCACATCTCCATCAAAGAGAAGATCTCTTCTTCGAGCCCTTCTGAACCGAGGATGGGAAGAAAAAACCCGCTTGCCCCACGTCGAGATCGTGGTCGAACTCGTGTCCGCAGTTGGGACACTGCATCTCCATGGTGGTGTCCACACCGCCTTCCGCATCCTCGAAGGCATCTCGAAGAAAGTTGCGGTCTCGAAGCCCCAGCCCCTTGACAGTAGCCAGGGTAGGGGGCCCATCGTCAAGCATCTCCAACCGTGCGAGGATCGCCAGCGTCATGGCGTCGTCGGAGTTGGAAGCCTTCGACAGCTTCTCCTCGTCCCGCCCAATGAGGGGGCGAAAACGAACGACCTTTCCCGAAGGCATCTTGGCATCGAAGACGCGCTTCTTTGGATCTGCCATCTTCTTGATCTCCAGTTCGGAGAGATCGAGATTGAACAGACCACTGTACTTGCACTCTGGACACGTGTGTCTGAATGGGTACTCGTCGCCGAGCGACGTGCGCCGAATGGCAAACATGAGAAACACGCGATCCCCCACCGTAAGCTGTTCGGCAATGGTCGAGATCTGTCCACGGTCCGTAAAGGTGCCGATGCGCGTGAGACAACGAGCAACAAGCATCCCGATCTTCTTGTGATTCGGGACGGTCTTGGAGCCGAGCAGGTCTTCTTCATGACCCGTGATCTCTCGGACCTCCGCTTCCGTGTGGAGATTGCCCTCTGCATCGAGGAAGCCGCAGGGAAGCTCGAACACGCCTTGCGTGCCCTTGGGCTTGTCCACCGCAGCTTGGTGGATTGTTTCGAGTACGTGGTCGCGAGCGGGCTCGGTCATGAGTCAGTCTTCCTGGTACCTGGGATCGATCATCTTTCGCACAGGCAAAGGGCATTCCTTCCACGGAATGTCCTCTGGCGCGTGCTGTAGGGGCTGGTTGATGCGTAGGTACTCCAGAGCGGGTTCACTGGAGCGCGCATCGAGATCCAACGGCATCCAGTCGAGAGCGCCCTCTTGAAAGTTCGCGAGGAACTTCCGGACGTAGGCCCTTCGGTGACCTGAACTTCCCAACCAGACTTCGACGCTGGTCTCCTCCATGAGGAGCTGCATCACGGAAGGGGTCTCCTCTTTGTGTGCTACCCCGAGCCACAAGCTGCCATCGAAAGGGTCGTTGAAGACCTTCATGGCTCCGAACCAAACGTCTCGCTGCGGCGCGTGCAGGATGAATCGGAAGCGAGAGTAGATTTCGTAGCTAACCATGGTTGTCCTTTCCTCGTACGAGCGGCTCGGCTTCCTCCTCGTACATGCGGATGAGTGCCTTCAAAGCATCGGTCACGGTGAGACCGTCCTTGTTAACCATGCCCTTGAAAACTCCGTAGACCTCTTGATCTACCCACACGTTGATCTTCAAGTCGCTCCCATCCTCTTGCCATTGGGCGAGGTCATCGAAACGAGAAGAATCACGAACGTACTTCGACATGAGAAACCGAATCAGGGACCCGGTACTCTTGAAACCATTCAACGCCTTCACCTTGTCGTAGAGACGACGGCTCACCCAGAAGTTCACCGGGCGCTGCGCCGATCCAGACGGGGAGCTAGAGATGACATCCGCAGCCATCTCGCATGCACGACAGAGCGTCGTACCATTGTCCATCGAGAGCTGCCCTCCAGCCTCGATAGGAACGATGGGCTTCACTCGAACCTTGTGAGTGCTACCGCAGTTGGAGCACTTGTCCTTGGCCCGTTCGAGAATCCTCTGCTCCCACAGAGCGACCTTCTGCTCGTGAGTCATGTTCTCGGGATCAAGTCCCTCCACGACCTCGGCTACGATCTTGTCGACTCCGTTGTCTCCGGGCATGGTAAAACTCCTACCTCACTAACGAAGTAGGCACCAGATAAAAATACACCTCTTGTGAGGTACGTCCCGAGATCGAGGGTTCAGATCTCCAGTGTTTGCGTCGATCTTCGTACTCTGGCAGGTTGGAGTCGTGGGATCCCTAGCAAAAGAGATCCAGAATCTCCGACGGCTTCAAGAAGAGGGCGGAGATCCTGATGCAGACCTCCTGAGGCGGCGTATAGCCGCTTTCGCCAGGAAGGTATCCAAGGACACAGACGCCGCTCAAAGCCATGTCCAGGGGCTCTGGGGAACGCTCAACGCCCTGCTGGCGAACGAAGCCCTGATTCTGCGGACAGACCCGCAGACGCGCGCCGCTCTCGAAGCATGCATGGCCAACCTGAGCACACTCGATAACGTGATCGGGAACCTCCGGTTCAACGCAGAGACTGCCGAGCGACGCATCAAGAGGAACGGGGTTCTCGCCCCTACGTCTCGACGCTGAGCTTGTACCCGAGAGGTACACTGCGATCAGCATCGAACGAATTGCCCAGAACGTGGTTGGTCTGGTTCGCGGCATCGGGGAAGGTCACGACGCCCACATCAGCCCTCTGTGCAATTTGAGCAAACGCAAGACCAACCGTAACCACACGAGGGAGACCGGAAGGGAAGGAGGACTCGTACGTGACGTCACACTGAGTCATCACGCAGAGGATTTCGTCCACGTCATTCAAGTCTACAGCCGCAGCACCACCCACTCCGATACCCGAACCAGGAAGGATGAGCTTGATGCGTTGAGGCGCGATGGCGAGAGGAACACCCACCTCAGTTGGGGAACCGTAAGTGGGGTGCATGAACGAGCGAAGCCACGCGATAGCCGATCGGATGTCTACATTCCTACGTGCCTGCCCCACGTTCTTCAAGCGGTTCCCCAGGTCAGCTGAAGCGTTGGAACTCGCCAAATCCATGTCGGAAGTGAACGTCGCCGTGAAGGACACGATGCGCTCGCCAGAAGAGATCCACTGGTAGATGGGAAGGGAACCTCCAGGAATCTCACGAGCTGCCCAATTGACGGTTTTGGTATCGGAAACCGTGTCGGGCCAGTACTGAAACGCCAGAGGACCGAAGGGATCTGTTCCCGAACCGTCTGCGGCAGAACCGTCGGAGCGCAACGGAAGGATGTACGCAGTAGCGCGTCTCTCCGAGATCTTGGAGATGACGCTTCGCTGAAGCGTAGACAGACCCGCCAAAGAGCTACCGAAGCGGGCTCAGATCAGCCCTGCTTCGCCCTCCAAGCCTTGTACTCCTTGTTGTACGCCTTCTTGTAGCCCTTGTCGATCACGATGGTTCGCTTCTTCCCTTCAGGTCCCTTGCACGCGCACTTGTAGTTGGCGCACTTGCAGTTCCAACCATCGGTCTGGGAGTTTTCCCCGCCCCGAGGACCAGGGCCGAGCTTCGACTTGTTTTTGTAGGGCCAGTGCTCCTTGCCCTTCTCCAAGAGAGCGTCGGCTTCACCGATGAGCTTGCGCATCTGCGTCACGGTCGAGTGTCCCGGCGTGGGAAGACCCGAGACTGACATGAAGTTCCCAAGAGGTACCCAACCCGCATCGAGCGAGAGCACTTCGATCTGCGTACGAAGCCTTGGGTTGGCCTGGTCGAACGTCTCCTCCCGAGGAAGGATGTGACCATCGTTCCATCCGATGGTCACTTCGGGGAGAACCCACGAAACGATCTTGCCTTCCAAACCGTCACGGTCACGAACCGAAGAACCAGCCAGCATTCCGATCATCGTCTTGCCTCCACTACACCGGCAGTCTTTGCCGGCTGCCACGTTGGCATATCCTTCTTCCCTGAGTCGCTCTCCATGAAGGAGGAACCCCAGTCCACTTCCTCAGCTCTGTAGATCTCTATGACCCGATCCGCGAAGGTCGGGTCCTTCCTAGTGATCCACCGTACCTTGTTCGTCCTGTCCTGATTCCAAATCGTGAATAGGGTCGGGCGACCTGTTCGACCTCCCTTGATCATACCCACGTAGGAACCCATGCGGATGCCACGAAGCTGAGTCTTCTCCGCAGGGGTGTGAGGAAACTTGGTCACCAGAGCCCGGATGGAGTCAAGGACCAGAGCGTCCTCGTCCTTGTTCGGGACGACGCGGTCCTCACGCACGTGACAGGGCTGCAAAACGAACCTGGGCACGTCCAGACTGTACCACGCTCCTGAGGGCTTGAGGAGGGCACCGTCTCGACCCCAGAAGAGTCGAACTTCCTTTAAGCAGAAAGCCGCCCACCCGCGAGGGGGACGGCTTTCCACAGACCTCGATCTCGATCAGAGCGAGGCGACCGTGCCGATGTAGTCTTCCTCGGCGTCCTGGGTGGCCGCGAGGATGGACTCTGCGGCGATGGCGAAGGTCACCTTGCCGGCCTGGATGAGGGTCTGCCACTCCTGGGCAGGCTCCATCGGAAGCCAGGGCACCGCCTTGTGCGTGAAGTCACGCTCGCGCATCGGGAGAACCGAGGTGAGGGTGTCGCCGAGAGTCCCGATGTGCCCGAAGGGGTACGGGAGGGGATCCTTACGAGCACCACCCGTGGCCGTGCCACCGGACGTACCCGAAGATCCGAGGTCGATTTCATCGAGGGCGTTGAGGTCTCCGCCCGAGGTGTTGGTGACTGTGACGAGCATGGGAAGGCTCCTTGGTTGATCGAACTACTGACACCATAGGACTCGATCCCCCTTGTTTCAAGGAGTTTTTTCCCTACAATGGTCGTCTACGAACGACCGTGAACAACAGCAAGCGCAGAGATACGCGAAGACGTTGGGCAAAAGACCTCCGAGACGATGTGATTCGTCAGTACGGAGGCCGGTGTGTTTGTTGCGGCACTCGACGAATCGAGTTCCTTCTCATGCGTCCCTCACACGGGAACGAGGAGAAGCACAAGGCCCTCAAGATCAACACCACGCTACCGTGGTGGCTCAAGAAGAACGGCTATCCCAAGGGATACCGAGTCCTCTGCTACAACTGCGACACGTCGCTCAAGCTATATGGCTACTGCCCTCACAAGAGCGGGGCCGTCATCTAGCCTATGCGTCCATATGGACGCATCAGTCGCCCGCAGCCGCAACCGTGACCTTCATGTCCACGGCACCCGGATTCGATGCAGTCACAGAAGTGATACCTGCGGAGCTGATGAGGAAATGCCCTTCCTTGGATACTCCGATGGGTAGGACGGCGATCTCTTCAGAGCCGCCGTTCAACTTGAGACGAACTTCCGCGGGGTCGTCCAGAGGGTCCACAGGCGCCGTACGGATGTGAAGGAACTTCACATCGGCGATCCCACACATGTCGATGGCCTCGTCCACGGCACCCGCAGCGAGAGTTGTCGACCGAGTACCTCCCTCAGCGAGCTGGTCGTCTACGACCTCGATGTTGAGGTTACCTAGATCGTACTGCTCGTTCGTCGGATCGGACGAGAGCCGCGTCTTGATGCTGTATCGAACACGAATGGACATCGGTCAGCTCCTACGAGTCGTCACTATCTTGGATGAGCCCTGCTCGGACAGCAAGAGCCTTGAGCAACTTGTCCTTCTCCGCAGGAGTGAGAGTCTCGAAGGTCTTCGACTGTGTCGCAGACTTGCGAGCTTTCAACCGCGCAGCGGCAGCAACGCGAGCGACTTGCTTCGGATCCTCTTGCGCTTTGATTGCACTACGAGCCATGAGTCATTCCTAGCTAGAGGGAGCAGGGGCAGGAACTGGAGGAGGTAGGACGTGCCATGCTTCGACAGTAACGTCAGCAGCAACGTTCCCAGGGTCCACCACAGCACGGTACAGACGATGGATCAGTTCGTATTCGGAGTCGTCGAACTCGTACGAGGGCGTGCTGAGTCGAACCTCGTCTACGACAATCCGAACTTCTCCAGAGCTGCGTACACGAACAACCCACCCCGTTATCCAGACGCGCTCGGTGTCGGCTGCGATCGTATACTCCTCATCGTCGGTCAGTTGAAGATCGGAACCAGCGTACTTGAACTGTCCCTGACCGACGACGATCTTCTCTCCTTGAATGGAGACGCTCAAGGCAAGACCAAACAGGTCTGGGTCCGCGTACTGGTTTTGAAGATCGATGGGCATCGAGAACTCCGATTTCTACTGCTGAGCAAAAACGAGGAAGCTGACATGAGTACCCGAAGCACCCAAGTTGACGATGGTGCCCGTGTCATCTCTTGCCGTAAGCGTGAAACCGCCCAGGGCCAACGTAGTCGGCTGAACAA